TCTACTACCTGCTTAGTTAGTTCTGTTGTCGGTGTACTTACACCAAAGTTCTCAAGTGACACTCTAAAACGATATTGCAGTTTCGGCATCAACAACCCTTGTGTTGATGAACTGCTATCGCTCGCTAGTGGTACTGTAATTTTTGAGAGTGTTGAAATTGCCATATCGTTTTGCTCCTGTTACAAGTATTTATCATTAATGAGCCCCATATTTCAGAGGCTCATTTTATGAATTATAATCCTGCAATCTCTCCTGTATTCTTAAGGCGTAATGGAATGTAAATAAATTCTACTGCCTTAACTGGTTCAATTGCAATGTCTAAGTATAGTTCGTTTCTATCAATTCTGCTAGGAGTGTTGTTAGATTCGTCACATACTACAATGTAGTCATATAGTGCTCTACTACCAACTAACTCAAGCATTAGACTTTCTGCTGCCGCACCTATCTCATCACGTGTGATTTTATCATTTGGTTCAAAGATATATGGTTTAGCAAGTTTGTTAAGTTGACTACGCATGTAGATAACAAGCCTTGCAACGTTAACACGATCTAATGCACTTGCATTTCTAGCACGAGTTTTTTGTCCAAAGCATACAAGTCCTGCACCTGTAATAAACGTAATTGGGTTTACACTAATTCCAAACAACGTATCACGTTGTCCTTCGTTTAGTGCAATACTTACAAATTCGCCTTCTGCACTCACATAACCTGTTGCTGTTGCGTTAGTAATGCCGCCACGTCTTGTACCTGCTGGTGCAAACCATGGAAACGATACTTGATCACTTAGTGCAATAGTTCTTAGCATCATATGACTTGGCGGAACAACAATGTTATTTCCTGCGTTATCACTGCTAAAGCCCCATGGATAGTAAACACCTAAGTATTCATCTCTACTTACAAGTCCGTCACTATTATCTTCAACTGCTAGGTTAACATTTGTTCCCCATTCGTTAATTGAAGTAGCACTTGAATCAAGTGTTGCTGGTGAATCACCTACAACAAATGCTGTTAAGCCTCTGTCATAATTTAGTGTAATCATTTCACCAATTAGTTCTGGATATCCTGGTGCTGCCATTAAGTTGAAAGTACGTGACTCATCATCACGGATTTCTTGGTTACCGTTAATCTCTGCTTGCATTGATTGTACAACAACTGCTCTCTGTGCTGATTGACCAAACTTGCCTGAACCGTCTGCATTATTTGCTGACTCAGTTACCCACTTGTGTGGGTAATAAGACGCCATTGATGCATCACTCATACGCTCGTTTGTTTTTGTAACATCTACAGAGTTACGTACAAATTTCTTAACATTAAATCCGCTTCTACGTAAGTTAAACAACAACATACCTTTTGGATAAAGTGCTGGATCCGGAGCATCACTATCTAAGAAGTTACTTTCAAGTAACTCTGGAATAGTTCCTTCTAGACTGTTAGCACCTGCTGTTGACCAACGTGCGTCAGCAAATAATATGCCGTCTTGTGTTGTTTGATCGCCGGAATCAATTAATACAAACTTAGCCTTTGCTGTACTCCAACGATAAACTTCTGGATACTTGTTAATGTTTGTAGTGTTAATCCAAATATCACCATTTCTTAGTGGTGTACCATCTGATTGTCCTGTTAGCATTGCTGGTTCTGTAGCACTTACAATTGGTCCTGCTGGATCAGTTTTGTCGCCTGCGCCTACCGCATAATATGGACTTGATGCGTCTAAGTATCCGACCCATGTAGTACCATTATGAACCATAATGTCTGCTTCGTCTACAACACTGTTGTACCATAGTGTACCATCTACTGCTAATGCTGTTGGAGCAGTTGCACTATTTGATGCAGTTAATACTTTCCAATTTGAAGCAAGGAAGTCAGCATCAGTATCACCTGCTGGAGCCGCATACAAGTTAGTAGTATCTGATGTACTAAAACCAATTTCTGCTAAATGTCCGCTTGTGTCTGCAATTCTAATTTCGCCGCCTGTTGCGTGTGAAATTACAACTTTGTTTGTTGCATCAACACTAGCAGTAACATTAGTTAAGCCTGCTGTATTAATTGCACCAGCAATATGATCAGCATCGCCTGCATCACCATCTACTGCTTGAGATACTGTAACAGGTGTTGTCATGTTAGCACTTCCAACAATTGACTCTGAAAGTGTAAATGATGCTGTACCGCTTGATGCTTGTGTACTAACAATACTCGAAGTAACTGTTGTTGCGCCTGTTGAATTACGCTTGTACACTTTAAAGTTTGCTACTACGTCAGTTGCTTCTGCGTCATTTGACTTAACATAAAGTGATGCAGTACCTAAGTTAGCGCCGCCTCCTGCTTTATCAAGTGATGCTAATGCCGCTTGTGGCGTAGCATGAATTGGAACATCTTTAGCATCCCATAATGCTGTTGCATTATTCCATGCTTTGATTGACCATTTAGCACCTTTGTTAGGTGTAGTAGTTTTCATCCAAACACTGCCTGTTGGACGTGGAGTCGAATCGCTTGCACCAAACTCGGGAACACTTGTATGTGGTGCGATATTCAACGCTGGAGCCGCATATGTTCCTGCTACAAGACCCATGTCGCCCATTGCGCCTGTGCCTTCTGCTAGTACAATATTTGCACCTGTTGAATGTAATCTTAGTATATCGTTTGCCGCTTCAACACTTGCAGTAACACCTGAAATACTCAAGCCGTTAATTACTGCCGCTAATGCTGTTGCGTCTGTTGCGTTTGCTGTAACTGTAGTAGAGTTAATTGTTAGACTCTTACCACTAGTAGTTGTTGCGCCTGCTGTACCTGATACTGTAGACCAACTTGCTTTCCAAGCAGTTGAACCTACCTCAACCCATGCACCACTTTCATTCTTATAATAAAGTTTCTGTAGTGTGCTTGCCGCTGTTACAGCATAATCACCAACTGCACCAACTGATGTTTTAGGTGCGCCTGAAGCAACTCCGCCAACTAGTTGTGTTAATGATGTAATTACAGTCGGTGTCTTATAAGTAAATGATTGTCCACCTACTGTTGAAGCCGCCGCCGCATTCCATGCAAATGTGCCATATATAGTAGTTGCTGTATCTACCCAATATGTTCCGTCTGCTGGAGCACTTGTTGGTGCATTTGCAGATGCAGTTAGTCCTGCAAGATCAATTCCTGCTCTAACAATGTATGCTCTGTTGCTTACGCCTAATAATGAGTAAGCCGCTTGTAGACCATATTCGTTTAACTCGCCAGCATGTATTGGATTATTATTTGAATCCGAATAAAACTTTGGTTCGCCGAATGTTTCTACTAAATCTCTTTGTGAGGTAACCAAGTAAGGTTTACCTGCGTTTGCCGCTGTTGTACCAGGGGCTGTGCCTGTACCTGCCCCATTGGTTTTATCCTGGGCAGTGGCAACAAAAATCATAGGTACGGTGCCTGGTTCGCTGGGCGTGTAAAAACTTTCGTCTATTACTTTAACCTCAACACCTGGTGATGATAATGCCATTTCGTTCTCCTTAATAAAAGTGTTCGTAGTATTTATGCAGAATGAAATTAATAGGGTATATATCACCAGGAAAAAAGGGGCGATAAAGGTGAGGTAAATACAATATGAGACCTTTATGCCAATGCAAACAAAGACCTGCGGCCATTAATTACAAAAAGAATGGTAAAACATATTATCGCAAGAAATGTGAAGTATGTTTAAAGCACGGAGTTAGTCACGGCATACCTAAATGGAAACAAAGAGGTTATGTTAAAAAAGACTTTTGTGAGAAGTGTAACTATAAGAGTATACACCAAGAACAATTTGATGTTTATCACATTGATGGAAACTTAGACAATGCATCAGTTTTAAACTTAAAAACTATCTGTGCTAACTGTCAACGCATTATGCAAAAGCAAGGGGTGAAGTGGAAACAAGGCGACCTTTTACCTGACTTTTAAGTTCTTCTAATCCTAAGTCATTATGTATTACAGTACTAAAGTCAACGTTGGCCCAACGCCATTCTGACTCGTGTACATCTTTTGGTTCTACGCCAATGTCTTGATACATACGCATCCATACTGGATCTTGGCCTCTTCTAACACGCCATACATAACCATTTAGATTAGAAATCATACGTGCTTCATTAGGAAATCTTACGTCAGGAATAACATAGTTTTTTGAAGGGTTATTAATTAATATTTGTTTTACAGAACTTACCCATACACCGTCGTCAAATCCATGTCTCATGCAATCAGTGCCAAATTCTTGTAATACTAGTCTAGGCGTAATAGTACGGCCAGTTTCCTTTGTCCAAAACGTGTCTTGTGTTTCTCTCCAGTCTCTAGATTCTGGAGTATCACCTTCTAACATTGCACGGTCCCAACCAAACACAGTAGCAACTCCGTCTTTTAGTTTATCAGCAAATGATAACTTTTCAAAACCATAATCTTCTACTAGCATATCTGCAACAGTTCCTTTACCGCAACCGATAAGCCCACAAATTCCTATAATCATATTTTAAGTCCACAGGTGCCGCCGCCTACAGTGCCGCGAGCAAAAAAGTTAAAAGCCAAACTGTAGCGTGGCATGTTTGATAAATTTTCAAGAACTCGATGTTCTAAATGACTCGGAAACATAACAACGTCACCAGGTTCTGGAGTGATAAAAAACTCAGATGTAGTATACATTGATGTGTCACTATAACTTACTCTAACAGTATCAGTAAATAAGTTTGTATATAAATGTGATTTATTAAAAACAATGTCTCCTGAAGTATCGTTAGATTGTATATAGTATACTCCGCTAATCATTGCATTACTATGCCAATGTGATACACTATGTTGGCCCTGCGTGTGTCGATTTAACCAAGAATTTTCTAAAACGAATTCAACTTCATCAGTTACTTTTAATTCATCTTTTACAAACACATTACATGCTTCTTGTATTTGTGCTTTTAATTTTGCTAGTCTAGGTTGATTTAAAATATACTTGTCAGCAGTATGGTCGTGTCCTACTGCTTCAGATGGCATTTCCATACTTTCTAACCATTTAATTTTAGCAGTATCTAATACATCTATTTTTGCTAAAAATAACGGTATTGGAAATAAGGGAGTTGTTTGATATTTCATAAATTTAC